ATGATGCACCTGCTTCAATCCAGTAACCGTGTTGCACTCAGCTTCTGCAACCGCCAATGATATCCCAATAAGATTTTATATTCTTGATATTAGGATCGCTCGGAAAACGGGAAATCTGCGCCGATGACAAAAAGCATATTCAGAAAAAAATATTAATCTCCACATAAGTTATATAGCGCCAGATTGACTGGCGCTACTCAAAATTAAAGAAGAATCCAAGAGGATCCATCGAAAATCGCTTCCTGAGTCGTTCCTTCTGTCATATTTATTAATCCACCAAAAGAAAGAGTACCTCCGGTCGCCGCACTAGTTCTATATGCTTTGACGACCTGCCCTTTAAGTGGCTTGGATGGAAAATTTATCGACCTAACACCTGTAATTGGAGATCTATACAAAACTGTTGCGCGCTGGCACCTCGGTACAAACGAACTCTCGTCGCCTGGCAAAAGCGCAACCGGCGAAAGGCACCCATCAATGTATACGCTATTACCACCAATGTCGATTAGTGGCTGGTATCCAGAACTCAAGAAAGAAAGGTGCAACTCAGAACTTGACACTGTACCTCCACCGAAATCAACTACAGAAACTTGCGTTGCTGCTGAACTGAAGGTGACAGAGTGGCGCAGTCTAATATTTGCAGTGGAAGAACTTATGCCGCCAGACATGGCTATCCCTCCGATGCTTAGCATAGAGTCAGAGTTAACAATTCTCCCTGTGATGTCAACATTACAACTCTTTGAGCCTTTTATATCGGTAACAAATACACTGCTATTGTACTGGTGCTTGATAAGCTCTGATTTATCCTTTGTGCAAAGGATGCTGACATTTATGTCTACTCCAACAGCGCGAGCCAGCACAACAGACTGCTGGCAATTTATAGCTCGAATCTTTCCGGTTATGCCGGCAAATGCAAATTGGGATGGAGTTGAGGTGTATGCCGCGCCACCGAAGACAAATGCCCTATAGCAATCTTCAGCTGTAATGTCAATATCTATTCCTGAAAGAGGAATAGATGCAGCATCATTCAACGCTACATCTGATCCAAATCCTACAGAGCAGTTTTTAGCATTGCCTCTGAACTTGATATTCCTAAATGCATTGGTGTTACCAGTTCCAGGCTGGATAGTGAACGCCTGTCCGCCATCAATAGACCCATCTGTCTTGTAAATTGCCGGAAGGTCTAAACAATTAAGCTCAAACGTTACATTCTCTGCTCCGAATACAAGGCTAACCCCGTTTGATCCGCTAGTGGCTCCAGGGGCAGTTGTGGCAGTAACATTGGGAAACCCGGTAAAATGAGCGTTCTTTATCCCGCAGCATTGCAAAACATCAGCGCCATCGGTAGACGTAGTTCTCAGAGTCGTTGTCCGGCAGAAATCGATTCCGCCACCCTGATAGTCCTTCATTGGCTGACCAGCTACGCGCGGACCTGACCATGCCCAGTTTGCATCTCCGAAATCATAAACGCCTGGGCCATCTGGCCCCGGACCGTAAAAGGCTCTAATTCCCCGCGGATAACAGTACGCTTCGATGGCAAGGTCTTGAGCAGTGCAGAATCCAGACGACAGCGGCAATCCGTAAAATTGGGCATCTACGCGCCCATGTTCGTCCAGGTCACTATGCCAAGTCCCACCAGTAGCAGAAAACATCATTCCACCATCATCGGTAGAAGTCCCTGGAATCCAGGTCAAATACCGTTGCCCCTTACGGTCACCCTCCAGGTAGTTCTTTAGGAAAGCTCTGTCGCCAGAAAACCTTCCAGGGGTCAGTCGGAGTTCTGCGACAGAATTAATTATTAGTGGTTGTCTCCCAACCAACGCAGACCCTTTGTATGGGTCTGTAGCATTGGAAATGTCCTGACGTAGAGACTGGTCCGCCTGAGCAACAAGTGGATCCTGATCGGTGGCCCAGTTTCCGGTCAGATTGACGGGAAAATCTGCTGGGCGCTTGACGCTGTAGAGATTTCCGTCACGCTGGATCAGTTGGGTCGGGCGGTCTACGGTCAGCGGTGAGCCGTCGACATATTCAAGGAAGCCTGGCTCGAATCCTTGAGCATCCAGCCAGTCATTGAACTGCTCTTCATACCCCTTCATCGTTGGGCGACTAACGCCGAAACGATCATTCCACGTGGTGTTCACCCGGTCGTTCATCGCCGCGTCGAAGTTCTCGGTGTTGTCGTACAGATCACGCGGGTCTTTGGAGCCCAGCGGGTTACCGGTGGCGTAGGTCGTCATGCAAATTCTCCGGGCATGAAAAAGCCCGCTCTATGGCGGGCTAGGTTGTGTATGGTTGTCCAGGTTAATCTATAGCTTTGCAGTATTCTTAGATGCGTAGCTCGGCAGGTCCAAGCTAACAACACAAGAATAGGAGATTGAATTGACAAGCAAAAAAACATGCAGCAGCTGCAACGAGGAACTGCACGTATCAGAGTTCATAAAAAATAAGCAAAGAAAGGATGGACTCCACTCTCAATGCAAGTCATGCGTAAACGAAAAACGAAAAAAATACAGAGAATTGAATTACGAAAAAATCCGATCAAAGCAGAAAGAATATGAGAAACAAAATTATGAAAAAATCCTCTCCAGAACAAGAGAATGGCGCGAACAAAATCGTGAAAAAATCAGACTGAAAAGCAAGACATATTATCTTAATAACTCAGAGAGACTAAAAGAATACTCAAAATCATGGAAATTGAAGAATCAAGATAGGGTAAAGGCTCATGCAAAGTCTTGGGCATCCAAAATTCAAGGAAGGCATGCAGAAATATGGAGGAAAAGAAAAGAAGAAAACCCACAAAAACTTATTGAAAAAAGAAGAAATTACTACAGGAAAAACAAAGAAACAGAGAACTCTAGAGCCAACAGCTATATGAAAACTCGAAGAAGCATAGATCCAATATTTAGATTAAGGTGCAATATTCGCTCTAGAATATCAACAGTACTAAAAAGACAGGGCATAGGAAAATCATCATCCACAGCAGAGATACTTGGATGCGATTGGGATACGTTACGATTGCACATAGAGACTCTTTTTCTGCCCGGAATGACTTGGGAAAATCGGGATTTGTGGCATATTGACCACAAGATCCCGCTTTCCTCTGCATCCTCTAACGAGGAGGTAATCAGGCTGAATCACTATACAAATCTTCAACCTCTTTGGGCAGAAGACAACCTAAAGAAGGGGGCCAAATTGGATTACTCAGGCGCAAATGAATCGTCATAATCGTATACTCTTTCAGAATAGTTCACCGCACGAACGGACGCCGCGGTATTGCCGCTGGGATCGATGGAACTGATCAGGGCCGGGTATGGGTTCCCCAGCAGCAGGTGCGGCGGTTCGATTTCCCAGGAAACATCAGGGACGAAATCGATGCTGGGAATACTCAGCCGGTAGTCGTCGATCCTGGATGCCGGGTAGCCACCGGAAACCGTTCCGTCTGGGCGTCGCAGGTACAGCGCAGGAGAGTTCAGTAGCGACCAATCGAGCGGCTCGCTGGACTCGATCAGCACCGAGTTTCCCGAGATCACGAACGATTTCAGATATGCGCTCTGCGCCAGCCCAGGGCCTGGAACATCGCCGGCGAGGGCCACGTAATCCCAGAACTCGCTGTTCAGCGCGTCGAGGCCGGTATCGAACGAATACTCGGTTCGCCGGTATCGCTGCGCCATCCGGCGACGCATTCCGTAGCGCCAGGCGCGATCGCGGTTTGTGACACCGACAGCCGTGATCTTCTCGACCTTCCTGCCGACATCCCCGGGCAGGCGGCACTGGACGGTATCTTCTATCCAGCCGTTGGCATTGACGAACTCAACATCGACTCCGTCATAGTCGTCCTCAGACGGAGCGCTGATGCTGATCCTCAGTGGACCATCCATGTTCTGCGGCGAGTACATGTGCCCGAACGTTGTCCTGGGCTCGTCTCTGGCCGCAGAGATCACGCCGCGTTTGATGGTCTTCTCGGCATACCCGGCCGCAAGAACATCGTCCATGATCTGCGCGACGGTGATCTTGCCGTCCTCGTAGATCATGTCGAACGTGTCGCCGCGGGCCTTCCAGATGGCGTCCAGCCGATCCAGTTCTTCGAGATCGAGATCCGCATCGGTATAGCCGCGTTCCTTCGCGATGTAGCAGAGGAATGGGACGATGTCTCGCGTTGCTATCTCGGGTGTCCATGCACCGTTCTGCCGAGTCGGTAGCATGCGGGTAGCCTCTACCGAGACACGGCTTTCTGTCTGCGCCGCGATACGGTCAGACGACCGATACCTGACGGCCATTGTTGTGACGCCGGCGTAGGACGACGGAGCCTGGAGGCGCGCGCGCATCCCGTACCACTGGGTGCGGTCTCGGTACTCGGATGTTGAGTTGCCGCCCTGGTTGACGAACACTTTTCTGATGCGAAACTCGGGCCGCATCATGTACGGCAGCGGGATGCCGTCCGTAAAACCCTGCTGGTCGAGAGAACTGCCAGCATGGTTCTTGCTGACCGTCGTCCATGCGCCGCCGATGGCCATGTCTCGCCACTGGATGTCGTAATAGGTGCTGATCTGGTAGATCTGCCCTTCCCTGCCTACACCGCAAAGCCCTTCCGGGCAAAATACATCGATCTCGACGAAGTTGGTCTTCTCCGACACAGGGCACGCCGGGAAGGGACCGCGCCAGCCCCCTTCCAGGCTGGTCGGATCGATGGTGACTCTGGACGTAGACGAGTTGAGAGCGGTGAATCCTGGCCAGTCAACATCGACGCCGCCCGCACTGGTCAGCCGCTCGACGGTGAGTTGCTGCGCGCTGTACGCCGTGATCCGATAGCGCAGCCCACGCGGGCCGATTGCTGCATTTCCGGAGCCGGTCTGCAACGCATTGGCCGGCGAACCGTTGCTGTAGTTGAGCGTCATCGACGTTGAGGTGATGTCGTTCACCAGGTAGAGGCCGCCGTTGGTGCCGACCACCTCGATCTCATCGCCAACATCCAGCCCGAGCTGAGCGATATCCCCCGTCACGACGTCGCGATTCGTCCCGCCGCCATCGTTCACCGAATAGGGGTACATCGCCTCAACCCGGAGGATCGTCCCCGCAACCCAGTCAGAGGGGAACGACCCGGCTCCGGCAGAAATGATGATGTTCGTTCCGGAAAACGTGAACGTAGTTGCCGACGGGTTCGGGGTGAGATTGGAACTCTCGGTCAGGTCCAGGCCGGCATTACCAGTTGAGCTCGCACCAACTTCCTCAACCAGGTGCCACCAGACCGATGCCGGGTGCCCGCTGACGTTCTGCCCTGGTTCGAAAATCTGGAAAGAGGCATCAGCGCCCAGTGCCAGGAACGACGTATCACCGATTTTCGCTGCCCCTTCGGCGATCTGGAACCGACCACGGCCAATACACAGGAGCATTTCGGTCCACTGCTCACGCGGACCGGCGAAATACTTCCGGGGCGGCAGGATGTAGTCGGGATAAATCAGACGACGTCCAGCAACTTCGCGGATCGCATCGCCGAGCTTGACTTTGTTCCCGCGCGCGCTGGTTTCAGAGAGCGACGCGCCCTGCCCGGGGTTCGTCGGCATGCCGGGCAATTGAGGCATGAGCATCCGAAAAACCGATTGCGCCCCCTTGAAAAGGGCCGCAGTAATCGTGAACGGATCAGTCCCGCGCGGGAGCTTGTAGATCCTCACAATGTCGCCGCGGTCGATGATGCGCTCAGCCCACTCACCGGGATGGATGAACTCCTCATGGGCCTTTTTCTGCTTGTCGGTGAGGTCATCGCAGAGCGCAACCTCAGCGGGGACAGCACCGATAGAGAACGGGTGGACGTCGTGGCAGCGGTACCCAGGCGAATTCGCGGTCAGCCAGGAATGAATCGTCATCCTGCGGCCGATCGGATGCCGCTCCAGCGGTTCTCCGTCAAGGAGCGATGGGTAGATTTCGATCATGGTAGAAGACCACCTTGGAGTATTTGTCGGAGAACTTCTGGAGCGGGGTGAGTGAAACCCCGCTTCCCGGGTTGATTTCGAGAACCCGGAGGCGTCCATCCACTTCAACCAGCAGACCTACGTGATCGAGCAGCCGCCCTCTGTAGGCCGCGGCGATGACCCCAGGTCCTGGCTCGCATTGCTCAAGCGCGCGGTGGATCTCCGCATCGCACGCCCTTTGCATCGAAACCGGGGTGCGCCGCGTGACACCGCCGAAGTCGGTCAGCATCGGCAGCCCGAACAACTCAACCCGCGCGATGAGCGTCAGGCCCCAGCAGTCAAGGCACGGCAGGGCCCGCCCGCCCTCGGTATAGATGGCGGTGAGGTATCTGTTCGGCATGGGATCAGGGCCAGTATTTGAGGCCAGGGAACTCGCTAACGTTGTAGATGTGGCGCAGCGCGGCGGTGTTGATGAGGTCGTAGTAGCCGGCCTCCACCTGGACAGTGAGGCTTTCGAATTCAGCCCCTTTCACGCGCATCCGATACGGCCGCTCGGCCGGCGCAGTCAGGTCGCTTTCAAGGTAGATCCGCAGGACAAGCGTGACCGGCTCTCCGGCGTCGATGGCCTCGGAAATATACTGCTGAGCAAAGCCAGTCACGTTGTCGATTGCGAATCCAACGTTCTGGTTTCCGCTGTTGTCACGCTTCGGGATCGAAACGTCGATAGCGCCAGCGATGAATGTCAGTAGCCGTCCGTCTTCTGTCATGCAGGTCAGGTCTTTGAACCCCTGACAGATGAGGATCGGATCGGGCCTGGAGGGTCGAGTAATCTCGATCGTTGCAATCGGAAGATCCGGCCCATCCGATGCATAGAACCGCTCAAGAGCCGTCGCCATGTCGAGGCCACTCCCTGTTCAACGCGATGTCGAAGATGTCAGCGAGGAGGATGTACTCGGGCAGAATCTCGGCCCACCCAGGATCGATGATGGGGCGTTCACGCAGTTCCAGCGTGGCGGTGAAATCCCAGAGCGAGATGCTGCCGCTGACCAGCTTTGGACCGTCGTAGATGTCGGTGAATCTGGCGGCATACGCACGCAAACCATCAGGAGTCTCAGGCGTCTTTAGCGGGCATTCGAACCAGTGGTAACCATCCACTAGAACATCACGAAACCATGCCTCAAACAGCATTGCCTCGCTGTCGCTGAGCCTCCACCTGACGCTTGCCATAGTTGGAGTAGCGGTGAAGTGACGCCTCTGCCTCACCCTCCCCGTCTGCATCTCCGTGCGGATTAGAGGGCTAACAGGGGTAAGCCCATAGCCCTCCCGCTGAGGCGGGCAGATATTGGGGTACTGCTTCATGTCCCGCTCCTGCGCATGCCGAACGAACTACCGATAGCCTTAGATGTACGGCCATCGCCGAATAGGTCGGCCACAACAACATCGATGATGTATTGGTCGTCCTGGCGGCGAGTATTAACTTGCCCTGCACGACTACGATCCTCGATCAGGTTGATGATCGGCGCTCCGCCGCTGCTCTGATTTGCGCGAACGTCATCGAGCGTCCTGTCGAGCTTTGCGCTCGTCTCTGCCGTCGTCACCCTCTCGCCCTTCTGGAGTAACCATGTGCCGGTTTCCGGAACAGCATCAATGCCATCGTGAGCCATGCCAGCGAGGGCGGACGCAGCAACTCCGGCAACCATTGGAGCGGTGATGCCGGCAGCCGAAGCAGCCGCCGCCGGAGCCAACAGCGGGCCTACGATTGGGATTGCAGCGGTGCTCGCAAATGCCGCCAGTTGAGCCTGGAAGGCAGTTGCTTGTGCGTTCGCGATGAGAGTAGAGGCGGCGCTAGCCTGAGCAGCTTTCCCGCTCACCAATTGCACCGCCTGATAGACCAGCCATTGGGCGGCCATCTGCGCGAGGGCGTTGATGATGCTTGTGGCCATCGTCTGCGCGATGTTCTTGAAAACATCGGCAAGACTCTCGCCGTCCATGATCATCGAAGCGATGCCGTCTCCTACAGCAGATGTGAGCCCGTCCAGCGTCTGCATGGTGAAGTCAGCAGCTTGCTGTTGATAGTCCGTGGCTGTGTCGCGATAGTTCTCCCAGGCAGACGTGACGCCATCCAACCAGTTGCTCTGAGCCTCATCCTGAGCTGCGTAGTACTCATGCTGGATTTCCAGGCGCTCGGCCAGAGCCTGGCGCAGGAGGTCAGTTTCTTGGTCGTAGAGTTCCTTGCTGATTTCTGCACTGTTGAGCTGCTTCTGTAGATCGGCAAGCTGTTTGTTGTAGTCCTGCTGGATCTCCAGGTCTGCGCGCAGTCGCTCTCTCAGCTTGTCGCCGCTGCCAGATCCGGCCAGTTCAATCGCAAATCCTGCCCGAGCAGTTGCGTTCGATTCATTGAGCGTTGCACGGAAAGCCTGCGCCTTCGCCGCATCCTCGTTCGCCTGCTTTAGCTGCTTCAGGCGGTCAAGCTCTTCTGCCAAGCCATTCAAGCGTTTCTGCTGCTCGGCATTGATTCCAACCAGCTTGCCCGACTCAATTTCGAACTGAAGCTTTGCTACCTCGGTGGCATCCTTGCGCTTGTCGACTTCCGTGTTGATCAGCGCTATCTGTCGCTGATACGACTGCTCAACCGTTTCGTAGGCGCTTTGCAGCTTCTTAGCAGCAGCCTCTGCTTCTTTCCCGGCTTCCTTCTGCTCCTTGGTAAGAGCCTTGAAAGCTCCAGGCTTATTCGCCTGCTCACGAAGCGAAGCTAGCGTTTCGGCGAGCTTGGCTACCTGCCCATTGGTTCCACCCGTTCCGGCGCGGTCGATACTGTCCATGATGCCGGCATACTTCGCCACCGTATTGGACAGATCTTCTGCTGCCACACCAGCACTTGCCTTGATTCCGTCCCAGTTTTGCGCAAGGCGTTTAGCAAGACCGGCAGGGCCGGATGCAAGCTCAAGCCATGTCACACCCTCAAAGCCAGCCTTGGCCGTTGCAGCAGCGCCGGCAATCGACTTCCCTACCAGCTCAAAGGCGGCAACAGCACCAATCGCTGTCTTCGCTATCCAACGGAACGAATCGGCAACGAATTCGCCAACACTCACCATCGCCGTGCCTTCCTTGGTCACGTCGAATATAGAGTCAGCGAGATCGCTCAGAATTGGTATCAGCGCTGTGCTTAGTTGGTTTTTTAGGCCAGATGCGCTCTGCTCAACTAGCCATGTTGCAGCCTGAAGCTCATTCGCCGACTTAATCGTCTTCTCGTCGAGAATCGCTCCAGCGGCCTGGGCGGCGTCACCAAAGGTCTTGAATCCTTCAGCGTTATTGCGAAGCAACGGGAGCAGCGCAGTCGCATCGCTCGCGATAGCCTCCAGATAGAAGGTCATGTCCGACTGGCTGACCTTGGCCTTTTCCAGGCTTGAGACATACAAGCCAAGGGCCTGGGGGCCGCTCAGATTCCGGAACTGGTCTGCGGTCACGCCAACTTTCGGCGCTACATTCTCAAAGAAGTCCGCTAGCGCCCCGCCGCCGGTATTGAGGAAGTCGCCTACCTTGTCGTTCACATCCTTGAAAATGTCAGCGAGCTTTTCTTGCTCAATGCCAACCAGCTTTGCGCCGGCGGCATACTTCTGAAATTCAGTCGTGCTTGCGTTCGCAACGCTCGCCAAGTTTGCGATTTCATTGGCATTGCGAACTGTAGAGATAGTGAGGGCAGCAAGCGCGGTGATACCTGCCGCAGTAGCAGCGCCAATTGCGGCCCCGACCTTGGCCGCATTCTTCTCGACTTCCTTGCGCCATTTCTCAGACCGGCGCTCAGCGGCGTCCATGCCGGCCACGAACCCGCCGACCTTGGCGATGAGATCGAGCGTAAGCGTCCCTAGGCTGCGTGATGCCATTGCGGGCTCCAATGAAAAAGTCCGGAACGATCCGGTCAAAACGAAGGGCTAGGCCCAGGTCTCAAGGGCCTGATCTAGACTGATGACGGGCTCTTCTTCATGCGGCATGAAGTCGTACAACTTGTACGTCTCCTTGCTATGCGAGTTGGCGTAGAGCGCGGCGAGCAATGCCGAGCCGCGCTCTACCCTCATGCCGACATGGAGGCTCCCCCGCTTGTCCCGGAACTTGCACCAGCTAAGGAACTCCCTGTAGCTGAGGCGGGACTTGGCTTCCGCAATGGTTCTGCCGCCAATCCCGCACATCACCAGCTCATGCCAAACCTCTTCTAGTTCGCTGAGCTGGTCGTCTTTCCCAAGTTGTTCACCTCGGCGATAACGGTGAGCAGGGCGATGGTCAGGTTTCCATCCAGGGCGCCACGACCGGGATCAGCCTCGCCGGTGATATCTGCCGGCGTGAATACCGGCTTACCCTCTTCGTCCACAATTGACGCAGCGATACGTCCCGCTACGCCATCCACCTTGCCATTCATGGCCAGAAGGTCAGAAACAGCGGTGCTGTACGACAAGGGCCGGACGTACACGGTTGCAGTCAGTTCCTTATCGCCCTGTTTCCAGGTGATCTCTTTTTCGATGGGGGCGCCAGTGAAGGCGCCAGCTTCTTTAAGGGAATCAATCGACAGATGCATGGCCACTCCTTAAGCGGTTTTGAGAACCCAGGCGGAACCGCCGGAGCGCTGAATGGTTGCGGTAGAGGTCACTACAGCGTTGGCTGCGAAGTCGAACGGGAAGTCGCTCACATAGCCGCGGAAGACGAACCAAGTGCGCGTCGGTGGCAGAACGAAATCCCAGTCGCCGTTGCTGTCCTGAGCCTCGGTGGGTGCAATGCCGATTCCGTCAGACCAGCCAACCGCAAAAGCGATGTCCTGGTCGATCTGGTCGTCGGACTCGGACAATTGGTAGAGGCGGATATGGGAGCTGTTGCGCGGGTCAGCATTGAGGGTCAGCGAAGCCTGTCCCGGCGTGCGTAGTCCGCGCAGGTAGCGCCGAACAGTTTCGCTAAGGCATGTGGTTTCGATCTGGTCGGCGGGGTTGCCGCCGGGGTTGAACGCGGTTGCGCACTCGACCTCGATGACTTCGTAGTTACCAGTCGGGCTGCCGCTAGAATCTCTGGACGGAACCAGGGCATAGATCTGGGTTCCTTGAGCCAAAATTGCCATTGTGTTTCTCCTGTGGCGGGTTTCTTGAAGCACAAAAAAACCCGCTCAAGGCGGGTTGGTCGGTATTGGTTGGTCTATCGCTGGACTATCCAGTCGACGTCAAAGCTGACTCGGTAGGTCTTGGTATCAGGGTCAACAGATTCCCCTCCCCAGCGGACTACATAAGCTGAAAGCTCAATTGCGTCCCTGATGGCCTTTGCTGCATCTCTGGCCTCCGCAGCGGTGGCTGAGAAAATGTCCACCTGGATGGTGAAACCATCGGCGTCAGGGCGACCCCATAGGTAGTTCTCTGGCGATCCCGATATGGTCTGCCATGTTGCATACGGTTTAACGACGAGCTGGGGGGCCAGGCCAAACTGGTACATCCTCAGCGGGGACGCGCCAAGGATCGCGGTGACAGCGGGGCTACTTGAGCAGACCTTAAAGATTGGCGGGTACATACTCACCCCTGAGCAGCCTTCTTGGCTGCGCGCTTGATGGCCCTATCGATGCCTTTCTCGTATTCAGATACGAAGGTGCCTGTGACCTCTGCGATGTTGTCTGCCAGAGCGCTTCGCATGAAAGGCTGAGCCCGCATGTCTTCTGTTCCGAACTCAAGAAGTCTCCAGTGCGGCGTCGGGGCATTCGCAGTCTTGTCCGAGCGCTCCCCTTTCTTGGGAAGAACGGCACCATGCAGAACGCCAATTCTGAACCCTAAGTCGCCCGTGCGTTTGAACAGACGACCGTTCCAGCGCAACGCGATATTGTCGGAAATACTCCGGCCGGTTCCTGGATCGTCGATTTTTGCCGCGCCTTGTTTGGCTGCTTGCACTACGATCATTGCTGCCTTACGCAAAGCGGCGCGTCCTCCTCTCCGCTTCACGTCCTCCGTAACGGAGTCCAGTTTGCCAAGCAGTGAATCTAGACCGGTGATGCTGAACTCAACGGTATCAGCCATGGAATCTCCGGAACGCAAAGCTGGTGATCCCTTCTCGGCCGAGGTCGGATTCTGCCTCGTTCATTTCCACCAGTTCGAAGCCCTGCCGCTCGCACCAGGCAACCAGGCCAGGGAGACTCCAATACCAGCAATGCTCTCCCGGCTTGTAATGCTTGGAGGCCAGGCAGTCGGTCTGATCCTTGTAGATCGGCATCGACACGAACAGCCACTCGCCAACATGGTCGAGCAGCTTCTCCGGCTCGGGAATGTGCTCCAGGCTGTCCCAGCAGGTCACGGCTTCTGCGTGGTGCTGGTACGGGTCGTAGTAGCGCTCCTGCTCCTTCAGCCAAGCCACCGCTTCCAGATTCACGTCAAAGCCCATCGCGCCGGACTCTGTGACGAAACGGCCTCCTCCGATACCGATGTCCACCACCTGGCCGGCAAAGTGACGGCGCACCAGATCAATACGAGCCTGGGTCAGCGCAGCGCCCATCGGGGTAGCATCAAGCAGCTGGTACTTCTCGAAATACGGTCCCGTGTAGTCCATCGGAGGGCGCGGGTGGAAGCCCATGCCAAGCTCTTCAGACCAGAGCAGGCAGTCGGTCAGCCCATGCGGCAAAGCGTTGGTCATGATCGGTGATCCTTTTGTCGCAGTTGTGCTGCTTCATGGTGCAGCGGCAGAACCTGTCAGGAACCGCGAAGGTGATGCGGGACAGGTCCATGCACTTGTCGGTGATGTGTTCTGGCGAGTTGTATCCGCCCTGGCCGCCGCAGATGATCCAGGCCGGAACCTTGGCGGCGATGCTGGCCGGAACGATCCAGCCGATGCCGCCAATCACGGCATCTGCGTGCTGGAGCAGCGCCAGCAGTTGTTCAACCGGCAGTTCGCCCTTGTGGAACTGGATGTCTGCCGGCGGGAGTGGATCGATGGCCCATTCCTTGCCCAGCTCCAGGTCGGCCACAGAGACCACTTTCCAGCCTCTGCGGCGCATCTCTGAGGCAGCGCTGGCGATGTACTCAGGCAGTGGGTTGCGCGTGTCTGCACGCCACTCAGCGCGCACCGTCGCGGGACGAACGAGAACATAGCGCCCCTCGACCGGCGACGGGCCGAAGTCAGGCAAATCGAACGCACCGGGCTCGCACCGGAAAGCTTGTCGCAAGCCGTGGATGATCGGCATCTGACCGTATGCGATTCGTAATTGTCCACCACCGAAAGGCTTGTGCCACTGCGCCGGGCGCTGGACGTTCTTCGCTTGCGTGCGAAGTTGGGTGCATGGACGCACGCATTTCACATCGATGTCTGAATAGAGTTGCGGCCATGGCGTTTCGAGATAGGCGCCCTGGTGCTTCTTCACGAACGCGCGCGCGTAGATATTGTCACCAAGGCCAAGCATTCCGCGGATAAACAAGCGACCTCCTAGCGTCCGTCCGTCAATCCATCAGAGCAGCGCAATCTCCATTCGCGCCGAGCGGTGACATCGGTCTCTGCGCTGGTGATGTTGTAGACTCGGCCATCCCAGATGACCCGCCAGGTGTAGAGTTCCAGGCGGTCAACCGGGAACCATCGGCAATTGATGCGAGCGGTGGTCTCCGCCTGCGTGGCATCGGCAGCGATCAACTCGCGACCCGGCCCAGTCAGAACCTCTGCGGGCAGGTCGGCGTGACCGGAGAACAGAACCGTCTCCCAGGTCGTCACCATTTCCCCCGTATCAGGGTCTTGTGTGTGGACCTGCCGCTGAAACTTAATGCGGTGACGCATACGGTAGGCCAGCATTCAAACCCCCAGGCCGCATCGGTACGGCATCAGCTTCACTTCGGCCGCCTTGCGCAGCGTTGCGATTTCTTCGGGAGCAGCCTGATAGCTGGCCTGAAGCAAAAGAAGCACTCCGATGACCACGCTAGGCGGAATGCCTGGCTCGCTGCTGACTACCTCACTGCTCTCTTCGCAATTGCAAAGGCCATCAAGAGACTGGCGCCACATGAATTGGCAGGCCTCGTCTTCGGCTCCGTCCAGCAGCAATTGGAGCTTGGCGTCATCCCAGTCATGGATCACATCAAGGAAGGACTTTGCTGTATCAAGCGGGATCATGCTCATTCAGCACTTCCTCCAGTGGGCGCCGAGCGAAGCAGGTCAGCGCTGTTTCGCGAGTGCAATTGATGATCTCGATTGTCGGGTTGTTGCGCTTCAGGCGCTCGAACTCGGACGGCCACTCCGCGATCTTGCCGGCGCTCCCAAGCCCCTTCGGGTGGTCGCCGTGCCAGTGCGATTGGCCATTGGTTTTCTGCATGTCATAGCCCAGCAGGATGATGCGTTTAGCACCCCTGGCGATGGCCAAGGAAACTGCGCCGCCGCCTGAGTTCCTGTAGTGCTCGATGCGCGCCGTCTTTATTCCGAAGGGATTGGCGCTGAGTGTCAGAAGCTCGCCACAGAAGTTTGCTTTGGCCTCTGCGACGTATCTCTCCCACCAGGCCCTATCCATTGTCCACAGTGCATCAGCCCAGGGGGTCAGTCGGAACGTTGTGTTCGTGCAGATGGCCGCCCTCTGCGGCGCGGCTGCTCGCCATCGCCTGACTCGCTCGCAGTCTTCGGCAGTGAGGCTTGGGCCGCTGGCGATGCAGGCGGCGACTCGCCAGCCACAGGCTTTGGGATCTCTGATTCCACAATCTGGCACAAGCCTCGGGCCACCAACTGGCGCGCCAGGTGCTCGGATGCAAGGTATGCATCACCGCCGGCCTTTCTCACGCGACCGCCGTCCAAGTATGAGCGAATTGGCTTGATCATTACGTCAGTCATAGTCACCTCAAAGAAAGAGGGGCCGGTCTCCCGGCCCCTTCCAATCAGCTGGCGGTCAGCGAACCAGTCACGAAAGCCTCGGGGCGATAGATCGCGAAGGCCAGCCGCTCCTCAGCGCGGATGGTGACCATGTTCTCCTCGAAGTCCTTGTCGTTCTCGGTGGAAACCAGAACCTCGATGTCCATGCGGTCGAAGATCTGGGCGGCGAGAGAGAATGCCCCGGTCAAGAACTCGTCCTGAGTGATGGCCTGGGTTTCCACCACCGGCAGACGCCAGAGGGTCGGAGTGGTGCCGTTCTGCGGGCTGCCGATGATGTAGCGGTTCTCGCCATCCTTGGTCAGCTCGATCAGCGCCCAGTCGATGGGGTTGAGCACGATACCGCTGGCGGGGAACTCGGCCAGTTGCGCCTGAAGGATCGCCAGGCGGATGCGGTCGATTCGCTGCTCGGCGGTTACCACTACGCCACTCGGCGGCGCGTAGGCCTGTGCCTGCGGAATGATGCCGTGCAGATTGGCGCCGGTCCCGTTCCCGTAGAGCAGCTGACCTTCTTCGACCAACATCAGGCCGTAACGAGCGCGCGCGTCGATGTAGCTCTGCAAGGCCGACGCGTCGTCCAGAATCTGGCGGCTTGCCTTGAACAGGTGCGCAATGGTGCGAACCGGCGCGTTTTCCAGCCCGAAGGTGAGGTCGGAGTATGGCTTCTGAGTGCCCTCAGAAACAGGAGCGGCATTGTTGACGAAGCCGGTCTCGCGGACGTACTCGAAGGAGTTCGACTCAGTGGAGCCAGGCGCAACCAGGTCGCGGATGGTCAGTCGACGCTGCGGAGCGGCAACGACACCGGGGCGACGATCAGGAGCAACCAGGGCTCCCCCAGAGCTGTCGATGGAGGTGATGGCCGAGCGCGGCATGGATACGCGATGCGCACCGCGCAGGGAGCTGGTTACACCCTGCTCTTTCAGGCTCTCTGCGACCATTTGGCCGGCGGTCTTCGGTGCTTCTTCGCCGCCGTCACGCTTCTCGTTGGCCAGCATGGCTTGTTCCGCGGCGCTCAGTCGTGCTTGCAGTTCGCCCTGAGCAGTCAGCAGTTCGTCGACCTTGGCGCGGGTTTCCTTGTTCATCTCGCCGAAGTTGGCGATCTGAGTATTGACCTGTTCGGCCTGGGACTTGATCTGGTCCCCAACCTGCTTGAGGCTGGCGTTCAGTTCGCCGATTTGTTTTTCGAAGTCGCTCATTGCGATTCTCCTTGGAGGAATTTGGTGATGTCTTGTGCTGCCCGTAGTGCAGCGGAGAGGTCAGGAGCGACAGCGCCAGGCATATCGGTCGGGGTGTCACCACCCCCGCCAGCAGCGCCAAGCATGCTGGTCTTGAAGTCGTTGATGAGTTCATTGCGCTGGCTTCGCGGCATGCCGCTGCGAGCCAGGGCGGCATCCATTCGGCGCTTGGCCAGGATGGCTTCGCTGCGGTTGCTGGGAGCGCTGGAGATCTCGTCGGACTCCAGGAAGGCATCTGCCCACCCTTTGTCGACGGCTTCGCGCCCGCCGATCCAGGTCTCGGCGTCCATCTGCTTCACGATGTCGTCGATGTCGATTCCCGTGCGCTGTGCGTAAATGTCAGCCAGCGTCATGTCGAATGGCTCCAGCCAATCGGCTATCTCACGGAGATCATTCCGATTACCCATGGCGATCAGCCAGGCGTTATGGATCATCAGGAAGGCGGCGCGGCCGATGCGGATTTCATCCCCCGCCATGGCGATGAAAGAGGCGGCAGAGGCAGCCAGGCCGATGATGTTCACCGTGACCTTGCCCTTGTGCTCGCGCAGCAGGTTGTAAATGGCCAGGCCTTCGAACACATCGCCGCCAGGGCTGTTGATATTCACGGTCACATCGACATCGCTGCCTATGGCGCGCAGAGCGCCAGCAATGCGTTTTGCCGTGACACCTTCACCGGTCCACCAGTCGTAGCCAATCGGCTCGTAGATGGTGATCGTGGAGTCCGGGTTATCGCCAGAAGCTGCTCGAAGCTCAGGACGCCATGCATCTAGCGCTTTGGGCGCCAGGTCGCACTGGACGCCCGAGCGCGGGCGAGCCTCCGGCGCTGCCGGAAGATTTCGCAGAGTCATGGGTTACTCCTGTGGTTCTTCGAAGTCGGGCCCAGGAACTTTCAGTCCTGCACCATGCTGATTTACGAGCTGCCGCGCCTCGTCGGCGGTGATCATCTTCCCAACGCCGAGGTAGGCCTTTTGAACCGCCTCTACGGCGGAGAGCTTTCTTTCGTTGCCCCCCCCAGTTGATCTAGGGGGACCAGGTTGGATTGGACGGTGAGCACATCGGCATTCCCGCCCTTGCGAGGCAGGTTTTCCTTCACCCGGCAATCGTCGCGGGTGTAGATCCCGTTCTGGGTCATCTGGCTGTAGAGCTGTGCTCTAGCCGAACTGTCGGCGCGGAGGAATGCCTCCAGCGAGAATTCGGCGTAGTACCGCTGCCGCTCAGCCGCAGTGAGCAGGCGCTTATTCACACACTGCTGGATCTGGCTGGTGAAGGAGCTGATGCAGAAGGTCAGGAAGGCCAGCATCTGCTGTTCCAGGCCCGTTCCCCAGTTGCTCCCCTTGTCGGTCTGGCCAATCATCCAGGGCGGCACCCCGAACCATCTGCAAATCTCGATCACGCCATGCTCTCGCGTCTCCAGCAACTGAGCATCGACCGGATTGATGCCGATGGTTTCAGGTGTAATCCCCTGTTCCAGAACCGGCGATCTTCCGGAGTTCATCGCGCCCGATACGGACTTCACATACTCCCTGAACTCCTCCCGCTGCGCAGGCTGGAGAATGCGGTCAACCTTGAAGGCGACCGTGGGTAGAAGTCCGTTTTTGAATGTGCCGTTGGCTGCATCCTCCGCCGACATGACCGAACCGAAGACATCAACGCCGTACCGGATTGCAGAAAGACCAATTCGACCATCCAGCGTGAACGCCGGGATGTGCAGCATGTTTGTGCGCTCGATCTCTCTACGAGCACCCTTCCTTGGCGTATAGAAGTACTTCAGCCGACCGTTGTCATCACACTCCAGGTCGACCCTCGATGGAAGCAGGAAGTCCAACGCAGCCGGTCTGCCCGCAGCGCGGCGAATCTCCGCGTATGCGTTACCCCAAAGCAGCATCGATGCGACCATGGCCTGCCAGAACTGGAAGGCCGTCATGTCGTCGTTAGGGCTGTTGTGAACAACATCGTAGAGCGGGAACGACCGAGCATCGACTCTGCTCCCGTCCGCTTTCCGCTCGTACACTCCCAGCGGAAGACCGGCGACAGAAGTAGAGATCAAGCGAACGCAAGCCCATACCGCAGACAGCTTCATTGCCTTGTCGACAGTGACTTTTTTCCCGCTAGACGACTCTCGCCCCAGAAACTGCGACCAGAACGCGCCATCTGTCAGGCGGATGGTCTTATCCCCCCAACCGAACAATGAGGACCTGGGCGCAGACGTAGCACTGCTCAGGACTTTTCCGAGACTCTTACTCACTGGTTAGCCCCTTGCGAATGAACGCCGCGATGGCGAACGCCGACGCCGCACCGGAAATGAGCGCCCAGCCGAGCCCCAGCAGCACGAAGGTTCCGGCTACGAAAAGAGCCAGACCAAGGACGCCGAAGAAGAGGTAGAGGCCAGTAGCGATGTTCATGCGATGATCGGGTTCCGTATGGCGTTCATGAAGTCGTCGCCGTCATCAACGCCGGCAACCAGGGCGCGCCCCATAGCCATGATCAAGGTCACTGGACCGTCGATCTTGCAGTTGGGGTCGTTGTCGTTTTCCTTGCGCGGGTAGATGTTTTCCTTGGCATCGATCTTTGCCGCCACATTTCCCATCATCCAGGTCATGACCGGGTTACCGTCATGCCAGAGCGTCCGCGCTATCACCCTCGCCTCCACCTCCTTCATCGGGTCGCTCATGTTCTTCACCGTCTGGTTGAAGTCCACGACCGGGATTGAGGTGTTCGAGAGGCGTGTAATCAGGTAGTTGGCCTGCCAGTCGTCGAAGGCAACATCCTGCAAGTCGACCTGCTTTGCCAGATCTAGGAGGTCCGCCTCGATGAATGCGTAATCGGTCATGCTCCCTGGAGTCAGGATCAGGTGACCCTCAAGCGCGAAGTTCTGATACTTCTCGTTTTCCTCGGCGGCAGCCTCTGGAGCGTAGAAGCGCGGAATGCAGTAGAACTGTCCCGCCTTCTCGAACAACATCACCAGGGCAGCCACGTCTTTCTTGCTCGCCAGGTCCAAAGCCATCCAGCAGCGGCAGCCGGCCATGTCCGCAATCGTGAAGTCGCGCTTCTGCCGCTGCCAGGCCAGCATGTTCATCCAGGCCGTCCTAGCTCCCACCCATTGGTTCAGATGCTTGGTGCGGAAGGCGTTCTGCTTCGACGCCGAACGCTTGGCCTGCTGGAGCTGAGCCAGGAGGAAGTCAGGGAAGACCGACACTCCGTAATTCGGATTGGCCTTGATCAGGCTGGCCGGGTCATCCCACGGGTCATCCTCGTCGATCGTGTAGATGATCCCGAAAATCGTCTCATCGATCGTCTGACCCTCGAGAATGCGGATCACATCCCGTCGCTTCTCGTAGCAGGGTCCGCCGAGATTCGATCCCGCTGTCGTGATGATCGACAGCAAAGGCTGCTCCCGAGCGCCCATGCCTGTCTGCATGGTGTCAACCAGGGCATCCGTGTCGTGTTCGTGGTACTCGTCCACCAGGGCCGCATGGGGACTCGCACCGTCCCCTGGGTTGCCGATAACCGTCTCGAACTTCGACATGTCCTCCATGACAAACATGGGGCCAGGGTTCTTCTGGTTGCCAGAAAGCTCGATACCGAATCGGTTACGCAGGTTCTCCAGCTTGTGCGCCATCATCCACGCTGGACGGAAAACCTCGAAGGCCTGCTTCTCGGTGGTGGCGCCGGAGTAGACCTCGGCTCCCGACTCGCCATCTGCGGCGAATAGGTAAATGCCTCGTGCGGCAAGACGGGCCGACTTCCCGTTCTTCCTTGGAATCTCTTCGTAGGCCTCGCGGAACCTGCGCTTGCCGGTGTCCTTCTTCACCCAGCCGAAGATGTTGGCCTCGATGAATACCTGCCAAGGCTCGAACACTAGCTTCGACTTCGAAGCGCTCCATTTGCCTTTGGTGTGAGGCATGAGCTGCATGAACTTGACAGCACGATCTGCCTTGGCCTCATCGAAAACGTATGGCCAATCGTCATCGCCCTGCCGGTCCAAGTCATTCAGGAAACGCTGGCATGCAAGCTTCACATACCGGCACGCAACGATAGCCCCACCCACGACATCGCTAGCGTACTGTCGCGCAATGTCGCTGGGGGTCATCTCAGAAATCCTCGAACTCGTCCTTCTCCTTCGGCTTTTCCAGGCCGAACTTCTGGCGGTCGGACGGCGTTAGTCCAAGCCGGGCCAGGTTTCCGATCAGATGGGTGTACTTGCCAACCGCGAACTCTGTCGGGTTGGCACGGTATTCAGCGAGCAGGTTCGCGGTGACCTCCAGGATGATCCGGTCCGATCCCGTCAGAACGCCCTTGATCGACTGAGCGCACAACTCTTTCCATGCGAGACGAGCGGGGCCTTGCAGATGGATGGGCGCTTCGCCGACCCCCCCCTCTCCCTTTGCCGGCTCCTGCCGGTAGCGCTGGGGGTTTTTCTTGTCGGCGCCTTTGAACTTGGCGACGACATCTGGCTGTTTGTGTCGTGCCATCTTGAAACCTAAATTCTGTGGAAATGGAAAGTGCTTTGGTGGCACGGTGTCCTAGCGAAAGGTTCTAAGGTTTTGACCCGCCCCACACCTATAAATGAGACTTTTTATCATTTAACTCGATTTTTCGGTAAAAACGCACGAAACCAGTGAAAACCACTGCCGTAGTTCGTAAATGTCTCTATATCGTCGTGTCCGTGTGCCGAGAGAGCCAGACTATTTCCTAGATGCCGCCGACTCCCTCGCCGTCTTCCTCGCATGACATGGGTGGCCAGCAATAGCCATCAGGTTGGAGTCATCGTCTGTGCCTCCCTGGCTCAGCGGGATGATGTGATCCACCTCTGTGGCGATCCTCTTCACTCCCTTGCACTCTGGGCACTGGCACATGTAGCCATCTCGCTTGAGGATGCGCTCTCGCTTGCGACGCCACGGTCTGCCGCCGCGCCCATTCCCCCATGCCTTGTCCTCTACCTCGTGCTTAGTCACTCCATTGGCCTTGGGCTTGGTGTGACGCTGAGGGAGGTCAGGCACTTCTGGATACCTGATTGCCGGCTGCCTGAACCGGCGGGGTCCAGCCTTGCCGCCTAGCTTGTGCCGGTCTGAGGAACGAGAGCTTTCTGCCTTGCCATTCATCAGGATGGAGCGCCAGCAGTCCGGAGCGCAGCAGAGGCTCAAGAACCTTCATGGCGCTCACTACCTCGCCGCTGTACCCAGCAATGTCATCAGGCGTCCAGGGCCGATTGGGGTTGACCTCGACTCCTGCAGGGATCGGGTGACTCTTCATGAGGGCGTTCCTTCATCAGACATCCCGATGAGCTTCGCGACCATCAGGGACTCAGCGAAATCATTTGCGTTGGCATCTCGCCAACGGGAGAGCCCGCATACGTGGTAGATCAACTCCCGGCCAGGGAGCGGGCTTTCGGGGCGCTCGATCTTGTAGCGAACCTGGACAGTCAGCTTGCCGAACCATCCGCGGCGGACTCGAACAGCAGCTATCTGGGTTTCCCTGGCGGAGCCCATAAACGTCGACATCATCGTTCCCCTGGCGGTGTTGCCAAAAGGCTATTACTGCGTACCGGCTGATGCCCTTGGATTGATGTTCCATCCAGATAGCTGGCAGGCATGGCTTCAGGATCCTCGCCATCTTCGGCGAGAGCTTGGATCAGGAGGTGCAATAGCTGATTGGTCTTGCGCTGCTCATCGAGCAAGTCTCCGAGCAATGGTCGAATGTCGCTGTGAATCCCAGCCTGAAGTCCGTTGTTCAGGACCAAAGCCCTACAGCCAAGGCTTTCTGCCAGCGGCTGGATAGACTCAGATATACGGTCGACCTTCTCCTGGGACAGGGCGAGGCCCGTACTGAGCACCAATAGAGACTTCTGGCTATCGTTCATCATCCACTCCAGATCGCTTCGGCTTAGCAGCCATAGCAGAGGCCGCGCGCTCTACCGCAACACGAGCCCACTTCTTCGCCCATTCTCGTGTCTTGTTGCAGAAGGTGCACTTGGTCATCAGCTGCGCCTTCCCTTAATTGTCTCAAGATACGCATCGTATGAGATGCGCGACTCCATCTCTTCGCCGCAGAGCCTCACCCGCTTGTTAACGAGTGCGAACGTGACCGTGACGGTTGGAACAGGACCATCGTTGCTGACGCTCAACGAAAGCTGGCCAGGGAGCGGCTTCCCGTTGCTGTCACACAAAATCAGGGATGTGCCGGTGTTCTTCAGTAGAAGCGGAGCATCCATCAGTACACCCTCAGAATGTGGGCAAGATTCCCCCGCGCACGACACACAAGGCCGAGCAGGATTGCCAGGACCAGGGTCAGCCAAGGGGAGACAGGATTCAGTCTGTAGCCGTGGAGTGCATCGAGCATCACGCTCAGGGCAAAACACCCACTACCAACGCACAGCAGGTATGCGAGCCAGGACACTCCCCGGCGATACCTCGCGCCTTGCCGGCGGTATGTCGCCAGCCGCATGCAGATGGCGCCGCAAATCATCGCGGCTACCAGAGTCCAAGGGTCAACCATTACGACCTCCAAAGCGGTCCGCTATGAAGCGGAGCCAACCAGGCGTCTTCCCCCCCTGCACCCACTCCAGCAAGCTGGTGCCCACTGCGACGCAGAAAAATGCCCCACCAAAGGCGACCAGGCCCGATGTCCTTGCCCACTCCCGCCCGATGACTTCGCCGGCGACGTAGTAGCCAACGATCCAGGACGCAGCGAAGTAACCAAGGCGAGCCCAGGCCGAGATGTCCTTGGCATACACCACGAAGAAGATAGCCCCAGCAAAAGCCCCGATCACTGCATTGGCATCAATGCCAGGGATCAACGCAGACGCACCAATACCGACCAGGCCGGCGACTGCTACCGCACCACTCGGCTCGGCCATATTCACGTACTCCAGATGCAGAAAAGCCCAGGTCGTTGCCTGGGCCTTGTAGTGTGGTGCCGGCAGCAGGAGTCGAACCCGCAACCCTCTGATTACAAATCAGCAGCGCTCCCTGTTGCGCCATACCGGCTTATTGGCTGACGCGGATGGGACCGAACCATCGACCAGTCGGGCAACAGCCGACCGCTCTACCTCTGAGCTACACGTCATTGAATCGAGTTTGGAACGGCTCGCGGGACTTGAACCCGCAACATCTGACTTGGAAGGACAGGACCGAGATGACGGTTCAGTCGATGATGATCAGGGTTGCGATGTTGTTGGAGCGAGTGGACATGGCGACCTCCTGGCTCAGAAGGCGGCAATGCGCTCAGCCAGAATTTGCTGATATTCACGCATGGCGCCGAGCTGGGCAGTCAGACGCTCCTGCTC